GCCGTTGCTTTGGTGCGAGCAAGCGACGAAAGGATAGGTGTCTCGGTCGGGCTGATGTTGTAAATAACATCAGTTAGATCTTCACGCTGACCGACAGCGGTGAAGGTCTGGAATGTACCTGAAGGAACAGTCATTTCAAACTCCTAATTACAAAAATCTTTCAAAAACCCTTGCAGCGTCTTGTCGAGAACCAGTCTTTCTTAGTCGCGCAAAGTCCTGTTTTGCTGCTTCTGTTGCTATGGTCTTACCCGTGGCATTACCAGCCTTTAGCATCTTGGGAGCCTCGGCAACCTTCTTGGTTACACCAGGCTTGGCCTTTTGCAGTTTCTGGTACTGACTTGCCATCCACAACGTCAACACAGCGCGAGAGTCTGTTGCATTTGCTAACTCTGCATCCGAGTAACCAATACTCTTTGCAAAGCTACGAAGTTCAGAGCGAACCTTCTCACCCTTCTCAGGATGTGCGTACTCAGGGATCGCCTCGGCTACCCTTTTCGCTTCTTCGGCTAAGTGCTTCTCAAGATGCGCCTCACGCTCTGCCTGTTGCTCTCTTGCAATGCGTTGCTGTTCAGCACGAATCTGTTGAATCTGCTCTTTTTGCCTAGTCTGCTCTGCGACCTTGACTGCATAAGCAATCGGGTCGGTTTCCTTCAAACTTTCAATATCCTCACCACGCATTTGTTGGCTTAGGAACTGATCCATAGCCTGCAAACGCTGAGAATATGCGTCTCTCGCCTGCTTTGCTTGCTCTACAGCGGCCTTTTCAGCCTCTACAGCCTTACGCTGCTCGGCAAGCGCGTTAGTCTTTTTATGGTAATCCGTACCCTTTTGGTAGCCCTCGATAAGTTCTGAGAGGGTCACCTCACGCTCTTCACCTGCGGCCTTCACCGTAAAGCGCGGTTCCTCTTCCTGAACTTCCTCTACTGCTTCCTCATATTCGGATTCACTGGCCGCAACCTCTTGTTCTTCCGACTGGTCTTGAACTTGCTCCGGAGGAGGTTCGCCACCACCCATTAAACCCAAGAAGGCATCTGCTGCCTGTCCCACTGTCAAGCTAGTCCCTTGCGGGTTGCTGCTTTCCATACACTAACCTCTACTTAAAAATCTTAAATCGTCTCTTCACTATCTCGCCTTCGGCGGCAACAGATTCAAGACGCGCCTTAACCTGGCGCACCGCGCGAATTGCCACGTATGACTCCTCGCGTAAGTCAATGTCGTCAGGATTACTATTGATGATACGCTCGATGTTGTCTTTTTCCAACTCATCGAAGATTTCTGTCAAAAACTCATCACCAAGTAATGCTTTTGCTCGTTCCCATCGTTGTGTCATAGCAGGCTCTTTAGTTTCTCTTTAGGCATTCTTGCTTCGTTTAGGGCTTCTAAGAAGTCCTCACCGTACTTGTTTACTGCTTTCCTGCGAATGACATACTCGCCACGCTGTAGCTTGGCATAACCCTCGTCTGGCCCGTTTGGATTAGGCCCAAGTAACGAGCGAATTTTCCCGCCTTTCTCGTAGCCAACCTCGCCCTCTGGCTTTTCTTCGTAGTCTGTAAAGCCTACGATCTTGCCACCCATCGCTGCGCCGCTTTGCACCTGCTCATTTGCTGCTTGTTGAGCCTGCTGTGCGGCCTGTTGCGCTAACTGCGTGTTGGTTTTAGCCCAGTCGTAATTCTGGAGAATCCCTGCTTGGTTGAAATAACCAGGCTGAAACTGTTGAACCTGAGACACAGCCTGCGGGATACCAAACTCTAGCGTCATTGGACGTAAGTTTGTGTAGCCAGCAGCACCAGACTGGAACTGGAAGGGAACCTGTTCTGTAGGTGTTGTCTTGTAAAAGAACCCCGTGGTAGGCGCAGCAAGACTTGTCTGTCCACCACCTGTAGCAAAAGGAACAAAGTTAGTTGCAGGCAGGTTAAACGTAGGTGGCATGTAGTCCGCAGGGTTGAACGTACGCGGAGGTTGAGTCGTGCCAGCAGGAGGCTGCGTGGTTGTTTGGCCTAAACCGAGAGTGATAGCACCCTGCACATCTGTCTCTGGTACTCCCATTGCTCGCAGCATGTCTGCTGTGACTTTGTTCTGGTTGTACCAATCAACCTTTTGTTGGCCTGTAAACGTAGACCAACCACTAGGAAGCGTCATCCCTGTTGGCAAATCCCAAGATGGAGGTGGCGCGGTTGTCGTTCCTAGCCCAAGCGTCTTTGCGTAGCTTATGTCTGACTCAGGAACCTTGTAATCCCTAAGCGTTTGCTCAGTAACATTATTAGCGTTAAACCAGTTAACTTTATCTTGCGGGGTGTAATACTGCCACTCATTAGGCAAGCCAAGACCTAACTGCGCTGCCATGAGCGTAACTGCGTCTTGAGATGTATTCCTTGGCTGCTCGACTACGGTTGTCGTTGGCGGAGCTACTACAGGTTCCGTTACCGTTGTTCCGCCGCCAAGCAAGCCAGTCGTATTCGTCGTATTCGTTGTATTCGTTGTGGTTACAGGAGGAGGCGCAGAGGGTATACCCAACAAATCATATGCCGCTTGGTTAGCATTAGCAGGGTCTAACTCAGCAATCTTTGCTTTGATCTGGTCGCCAGTTATACCGGCCTGCAAAAGCGTTTGGACGTAACCCTGTTTAGTAGACAGAGGCGCAGCAGAGTTCCACTGCAATCCAAAGATGTTGTAGGTTGGTGCGGGAGGCGGAGTGTATACAGGCGGTGTATACACAGGCTCTTGATAGACCGGTTCTTGGTAAACAGGCTCCTGATAGACCGGCTCCTCATAAACGGGTTCTGGTTCCGTGTAAACCGGTTCTTGTTGGATAGGCTGTTGAACCACTGGAGCAGGTGGGTTGTAACCGTTACTGAGCATCCAAGTGATGTCTGACTCCGGCACACCCGCGCCAACTAGTTCCTCAATCGTCGTTCCGTTTGAGTTAAACCACGAGATCTTTTGCTGTGGCGTGTAACTTGTCCAGCCAGAAGGTAGTGCGGGAAGTGCCATGATCTATCCTGGTATCTCAATGTTAGACGTAATGCCTGCGCCGACTTTCATAGCCTTCATCTGCGCTTCTGCCTCAAACTCCATGCGCTTGAGTTCTAGCTCGGCTAGAGCCTTTTCTCTTGCAAGTTGAATGTCTGCCATAGCCTTTTGACGCTTGATCTCAATATCCGCTTGAGCCTGTGCCATCATCATTTGTACGGCAGGATCTGGGCCTTGTTGCTGAGGTTGTGCAAGTGCAGCATCAACCTCTGGTGTCACTTGCTTGAAGAACTCAGCCGAGTCTGCAAAGCCTGCTGCCTCAATCAGTTTTCCGAGCGTCGCACGATATTGCGAGACAGACACTAAAGGATTGTTCGGGCCGTACGCTTGAATGATCTGCTCTTGTTTTGCAAGAACCATCGAAAGCATCGCCATCTTTTGCTCGATGTTCCCCGTACCAAGTCCGACATTCACTGTGCAATCGTACTGGTTCGACCACTCTCGCGGGTCGTACTGAACATACTGGCCGCGCATCCGAATGATGACTGCTTTGTCCTGGTACTTGCACAGAAGATGTAATAACCCTTTGAATAAGTCTTTTACACCTGTTTCAGAGAAGATCCTAGCGACTAACTCAATCTTGCCTTGTGAGGCTTGCGTAAGGGCTGCTATGGCCGCAGCAGTCACGTTCTGCAGGATGTTGGGATCTAACCCTTGGGAAGCCTCTGTAACGCCCGTACGCTTGGCCTGGATCGAATCTAGGTACTCCATAAACGGGAATACCTGTTGAGCAACAGGATTAACTTGAATAGGAATAAGTGCGCCAGGATTCTTCATCCTAACCACACCACCAGGCGTAACGCTTAAGAGATCATCGAGGTTGACCTGACCCTCAACCGCTCCCATACGAGAGTTGTTCTGTAGGTACAGGTTATCAAGCATCTGCCTCGTTAGAGTAGTCTTGATAAGCTGGAGATCAACTGTACGGTCAGCAGGGCAATCCCCAAAGAAGCGATGAGGAATCGGAATAGGACAGAGGGTGTAAAACGGCACATAGTCGGTCTCTTCATTGCTTAAGATTTCATTCCCCGAAAAGTGAACCCGTCTTAGTTCTGCAATCCCATCTCCGTCGTAGTCAGTCTTTAGGTAGCACTCAAACACTTCAACCGTCTGCATGGACTTATCGAGACTCGGCTCCATGTAAGGCTGCTCGTCTCGGTTGTATCTTGCAATGTACTCAGCAGAGAACTCAAGATCGTTGTAGACAGGCAAGTTCATCACGATCTCTGCATCAAACCCCATCGCAACTAAATCAGACCTTGTGATGAGTTTTCTATGCGCGACGAAAGGCGTATCTCTTACGGTCTTGCCTGCCTTAGAGATCAAGAACTCTTCGGGAGGTACATTCTCAATCTTGATCTTTCCGGCCTTTGTTTTCTTCATCAGCGCTACGTTATGAACGCGCATGACTTGACCGTCAATATCCTGCTCAACCGTCTCTTGTGCTGCGATCTCCATCGTGCCATCAGACATGATGAGAGCTAATTCATCGTCGGTAAGGTTTGCGTACTGCTCTTTAGTGACGCTTATCGAATCATCCCAGTAGGCTTTGATAACCCCGACCTTCTGAAGGATCGCGTCCTTGAACCAGTCGTGCATGATCGAGATGCCTGGGTTCTGCTTCATGAGCACCCAGTTTGTGTACTCGGTTGCTTGTTGGGCTAGCGGTTCATCACCTGGGCCTACAGGCTCGAATACACCGATCTGGTCAGCAGAAGTAAAAAGACGCATGAGAGGCGGAAGCATTCCGTCTACCGCTTCTGCAACCTCTCCTGTAACGATCTGAGAGCGACCCTCTACCTCGTTCCCGTAGGGATCACGCATGTAGGCCGTAAGCGCATTCTTGCGCTGCTCGACCGTCTCGGTCTCCAAGAAACCTATCGCGTTATCAATCTCACCTTGGAGAATCGCCTTTAATCGTCCGTCATCCATTTAGACCACCCAAGATACGTTAGGTTTCAGAGGCTTTGACCAAGATGTTGTCTCGGACATACCAACCGCTAAATACCGAAATGCGTCGCTCGCATGAGATGCCCAATCATGAAGAGGCTTGTCCCAATAAACTTGACGCTTATCGTCGTATTGTCGCCGATAATTCCTTAGCGCGTCCACTCCACGCT